ATAACCATCAGTCAATTTAAAACCAATTGTAACAAAAAAATGTGGGGTATTGGAGAAGAACAATCACAATTTCTTCCAACGGGAGCTACATCTTTTATATATCCTGTTTTACTGGGCGACCAGATTGTTGTAAATACAGATAGAATTATAATTTCTGCTAAAAAGGCTGAAATGTTCCAATTTGCTAAAAAAAGAATGTCATTTGTGACAGATTCCGAATTCACAATTGATTCTCATGACCAGATAGTAATCAATACAAATAACAAGACTGTCATTAATTCCCCGGCTATTTATTTAGGAGAATATAATCAAACAAATGAGCCTGTTTTACTTGGACAAACCTCTGTAAACTGGTTGTATGATTTGTGTCAGTGGTTGTTATTACACACTCACTGGTATCAACATCAGCATCCAGATGCTCAATGGGGAGCTACAGGGTTTCCATATAATGAACAGACACAGACAACGGTTCAAGACCAGACATTGATTACTTTGAGAGATACATTGAATACATTGATGAGCAGAAGAGTATTTACAGTCGGTGGAGGATTTGCTCCAGGTCAAAACGGAGGATCTATACCGAATGGAACTACTCCAGTCTCTATTGGGGTTCAAAGCGGAGCTGGAGTTCCTGGAGGATTTACTGGCCAAAATAGAAAATATTCTGCTACCGAAACTCCAGCACCTGCTATACAGGCAGGTTCAGCAGCTCAAATTGCTGCTGCGGCAACGGCGGCCCAAAATGTACAAACGGTTACACGATCAGACGGAACGACGGTTCAATATACTACTATAGTTCCAACTACAAATGATGCAGTTCCATAAATTTCA